CGCGAGGTGACGTTTAACGACGGTACCGTTGCGAAGAGATTCGCTGTGTGATACAGCGAGTTCCTCCGCTTCTCCCGTCGGGGCCGCCGAGTTACGACGAAGGCTGGCTTTCTTGCCAGTCGTCGGTCCCTCGGTGAGGTAGTACGTACGCGTACTGGAGCTATCTCCAGCTAGCGTGATGTCTTGAGTTAGCATATGTTTGGACGTTTCACAACGTTCAGATTGCGCTTCGTAGTCGGATCCCCCATATGGGGTACTCCTATAAAACTACGTAGAAACAGGATCACCGAATAACGGCCATCTTGCTGCTAAATTTCAGCCACCTAGGTTTAGGTGGCGTCTTAAGCGGCTTGCGTGGGTTAACGCGTTGAACACCAAGCGAGACCAGGGTAAACACCTGGTCCACGCTCGGGAGTCCGAAGCGTAAACGACTCGTGGTACTTGGTGGTCCCACGACGCGGTCGTAAACACCATGCGTCCTCGTCCCTACCTGCAGTGTTGTAACCGTTTTAGGGTTAACAACACCAACAGTAAAGGACGCGGTTGCGCTGGTGACGTAGCGGAATTTTGTGCTAGCACAAAAATCCTCTACTACTATGGGAATCACGGAACCGTCCGTGAGTGAACCGAGCCACCTACCGACATCGACGAACCAATCGACGATGAACGATAGGGGTATGGCGTTCCAAGCAACGCTTAACGGTTTATCCAAGCCTAAGGCTTGGGCCCACGCCCGTGTCGCTAACTCCAGGTCCGAAAGACCAGAAAGGTCATATCGGAATCTCATGCTAGCATGATACACAGGGGGCACTATCCACTGGGTAGTCTGTTTTACCACATATCCGCTTCCACTGTAAACAGTGGCATCGGCTGTAGGTAACGTCCAGTTGTCCAAACGCCGGCTATAATGCCGGGTAAGAACAACGTTATTCTTCTCTCGAAGTCTAGCGATTGCTCGCGGCAACTCCGAAAGAAGCCTGACTACTTCTTTGACAGACGCCACTGCAGGTTTGATACCGAACTGGTACCAAAGATGCATGTTAGCGCCCGCCTTAAACTCGTCGAGCCGCGTGATGGGAGCTTTACCTTTACGGTAACGCTTTAGCCATCCCTTTCTAACCCCAAGAGGGTTAATTAGGTCCGCGACTTGACGGAGTTCCAGTAGGTCGTTGAATAATGAGGCGTCCGAAAAGGATGGCCTCATTGCCGAAAGGGCTTCGTAACTCAGGTCTGCGCGATCAACGGTTCTCACCGTTATACTCGCCGTCAACCAAGAGTCCACGACGCCTCTAACCGACCACAACCAGTAGCCACCACTGTACTTATCCACATACTTGTCCGGAGGCCAAATCCACGTAATGCTTGGTGCATTCTCGTAGAATTTGGTCTTCGTAACAGTGTGGGTACAGTTTCCATACCTCTTCATATGAGGAGCCTCATCGACGATTAACTCGTCAATAGAGAATCCAAACGGATATACGGGGGAATCAGTCTGTCCGGCGGTGCGTACGAATACGCCACCCGGATAGGTATACTGATCCTGTTCGTAGTGTCCAGAAGGGATACTATATGGTACTTGGTTGATA